CAGTCTAGCTTGTCTGGCTTGAAGTGATCCAGATTTTTTAGCACTAATACCACCAGCAATAGACCCTGCTGCCCCAAGGACAGCTAATGCGATTAAAGTTCCTGTTACCATATCCTTTGTCTCTTTTCTTTTTTATCTGTAACCAAAGGCTATAACTAATGATAGCACTTTAAATTCAAGTGGTTCTGTTTGGGTGATTTCTACTTGAGCATCTTCAGCAAACCCTCTCAAGTAACTCTTTTTCCAACCGGAAAAAAGCGATACGGGTTGGTCGAGAACAAAGTCCCCAAAACTCACAAAGGAAGGCTCAAAGGTATTCCCGTTTACCTTGACAATAACCTGTCTGCTTTCGTAAAGTCGGACGTTAGTATAGACTAATCGCTTTATTTCACCACTGATAGGTTGACCTTGGACAGGAACTTCAAGAGGAACTGTCTTTATCCGGCAAAGGAAAGGAAGCCCTATCTCTACATCTTCGACTTCTTCACCCGTAGTAATCGCACCGCTAGCGGGTGTGGCATCAGCGAGGATGAAGTCATCCCCAAACACTGAGCAACTCTCCCCGTCAAGGTGGTCAAAGCCTGTCCAGCTCGTTGTTGGTGAACCGTTCGTTGCAGTCTCAGCAGCGTCAAGCTTAAGCGTCGAATCAAGCTTCTCAATGAAACGTACTGTTGCGCTGTTAATCGTTCTTTTGACAATAGCGTAAATTTCTCTATTAAGTGTGATAATGTCCTCTACAACCCCCTCAGTTTCAAACAAAGAGAATGCAGCTAAGTTTTGGTCTCTCATATAACTCAGCACCGCAACTGTCCCGTCACTATTTGCAATGTAAACATAGTCACCAATAAACCCTTCAGTAGAAGCTCTGTGGGTCATTGCTACTGGAGTTCTTATTACTGAGGAGTTGTAAGTTGTGATTGGGCTTGACGTGTAGTTCTGTTCAAAGTCATTGTACAAGAACGACCGCAGAACAAAGCCACCACGTTCTATAAAGAGGGTTGTCCCTTCTAAAGATACTGGCTTTACTGATTCAGAGCCGTGTTTAGTTTGACGACGGAGCTGTGTTGCAATTAAATTGGGAGTGATTGGATCACCTAGCGAAGGGCGGATCTCAAACTCACCACCACTAGTGAAGATCTGCAAGCCTCGTCCTGCTACTAAATCTTGAATCCCGTTTACTTGGTCATCGTCAATGGTAATATCAAGGCCATCGTCATCGTTGGTTGTAGTTGAGATTAAGTTAAAAAAGTCACCAACCTTAGAGGCGAGTAATGTCTGAGGACGAGAACCTAACCCACCTAACCAAGTACGAGAAGCGAAGAAGGTGATTGACTTAGGCCACCCTCTAGTGCCACTAATAACAGGCTCAGCACCAGAGCCATAATCGTAGGAAGGGATATTGGTAAAGGTGATGGCAGCAGCAGTCCAAGCTGTGTGGCTTGTTCGTGTAATCTTAATTGGTTGAACATCTTCGTGTACAAGGATTAAAGTATCAGCACTTTGGGTCCACCGCATCTCTGCTATATGAGTTGCTGTCAAAGCTGAGATAGGAGAACTAGTTACGGTTGCTTGTAGAACGTCATCTTTATAAACTTTAAACTCACCTGGGGTGAATATAATCAAGTAATCCTGGTCTGTGTTGAACGAGAAGGGGACTAAACGACCTGCTTGGCTAGTGGTTGTCGTGGCTATATATTTAAGCCCTTCTCGACGGAACGCACCCCCTAATGGTTGGATGTAGACATTACGAGCAAACACTAAAGCTTTACCATAACGTTCACTGTCCACTCGACCTAAGCCAGTTGGGTCCATCTCACCACCAACAAAGTTGGTTTGAATTGTTCTGTACTTAGCCATACCTTATCTTGGGAACCTCACCTTTGTCATCCCAAAGTTACTAGTACTGACTTGGACTCCCTTGTGGTTTTGGGAGTCTGTGTTGCGAGATTTTCGTGATTCTTTTTCAGCTAAAGCTTGGAACATTTGTTGCTTTGAAAGGTCCTCAGCAAGCGAGGCAGCTAATAGCGAGGCCATCTCAAGCTCCACCAAACGCACAAAATAAGGTGGAAACTTGGCCTCGCTTGGTGAGAACTGGTAGGTGATGTCGCACGTAGTAAGGTCACAGTAGATCTTATCTTCGTGGATTTTGTAGTTGGAGTCAGGGTTAATATTAATAAGCCTGATAAAATCTGGAGGAAGTTGGAAAGCATAAGTGAACCCAAACAAAGGGGTCGCTGTTAGCCTTGCTAGTGAAACTTGCCCTAGTGAGAATCGCCAAGGATGAGTACTTAGTAAGTTATCCTTAGTCACCGTGTATATTGCAGCACACACCTTAGCTTCTTGAGTCCCTTGAGTAAAGGACTCAATCTCGTTAGCCCCCACCAGTAAACAAGCTGTTGAACAGATTGAAATGTCACTAGATGCCATATCCGTGGGAGCCTTTCATTTGCCAAAAGTCATATATAGATAGAATGTACACACAACCCCCCACCCCATAAAAGGGGGAGGAGGAAATGTGTACGGAGGGAATTAGTCAGTATCAGCTGTACCAACAGCTAAACCATTAGTTACGTCAACTGCACTAGCCGAAGCTGAGTTTACAGTCATAACGTAGTTCTGTGGTGTTCCACCTGTATCAAGGTGAGCTAAAATCCAGTCACCAGCTTTGAGACCGAAGTCTGCAAAGGCAGTTAGGAAATAGTTAGCTGTATTTACAGTGGCAGCTGTATCAGCAGAAGCATACATAAAGACATTTGGAATGTCTGGGTTTGCGTTAGCCGATAACTTACCGAGTGAACTAGCAGAATAAGCCATAATAAATAACCGTCCTTTCTATGATTCGTCAGTGGTGATTTCAACAACACCATCTGCGTCAATAACTACAGCGTTAGCGGAAGCAAACATAGATACTCGATGAGCACCATAGCTTGGCTCCCAATCAACGTGGGTTTGGACTTCAAGGTTTACACCAAGGCCAACTGAATCACGGTGAAAAGCGAAGTTCTTACGTTCACTAGAACCGTTGATGTTCAACCCACCCTCAGCACGTGTACCAATTTTGATGATGTCGAAACCGTAGAAGGTATTCAAATCACCTTTGATAAGGGCTTGGATGTTGTTGTAATCAGCACTCGTAACGGTTGTATCAGCAAGCAAGTGGTGGAGACCATTTACGTGAATCAACAAGCCACGACCGTCATCAGGCACACCGTCAACGTCAAGCTGACGAGCAGCGTCACGAAGGGCAGCAAGAGTAAGGTTATCAGCAGAACCGCTAATGTTGGTAGCAACACCTTTAGCTACAGAAGCAGCTTCAAGAGCGTCGATAACTAACTGATCACGCTTGCGTTGCATTGCAGGCATCATCATTTTAATTAACTCAGAGCGTTCTTCAAAAGCAACTTGATTAGATTTAAAGATATCGGTTAAACGAGTATCGTAGAAATCAACCATTGTTACTGAAGCTTGGCTGTAAGCTGTATCATCAGTTGTTAATGGGGTACTAATGTTGTTACGTACTTTTGCCTGGGACTTACCAAGCTTAGGGAATTTTACAATCTGAGAGCCTTTAGCGTTCTTTACTTTAACGGAGTTAGCTAACCCGCCAATTTCTTGATACGCTTGCTTGACTTCAGATTCAAACATCGTCTGTAAGACGGTATCGATCGATGGAGCCATTTTATTGGTATCCTTTCTATTATCAATGTAAGACAAGTATTAAATTGCATAGTCATAACTCATACTTGGGTGTCCCTCTCTGTGGGAAAGGGGCCGTATGGGGTGTTATGTGCAGTCTAGGTCTTAGAGCCTGAAAGGGTATCCTAAGGTGAAGATCTACAATTTGTATATACAATATATACCACATATCTAAAAAAAAAGGAAACCCCATCCTCTTTCGTTTGTGGATTGCCATCTACATAAACCAGGGCACCAGTTTATGTAGGAATAGGCGCAAAAATAGGATGGGGTATTAGAATTTAGAAATGAAGTTAATAATCTGTATACACATTAAAGTATATACTATATGCCGATCAGTTACAACTCAAGAGATTTACCAGCGGAAGCAAGCCATAGGTTGCGGTCGTACTTCTTCTGTTTAAACTCGTTGTTACCAAAGTCCTCTTGAGATGCTTTCCAGTCAAACACCCGTTGGGTATTCTCTTTGACGGTGGCAGCTGATACAGCAGGAGCACTTGATGGGATATTTTGCTCTATCTTGCCTTCCATCATAAACTCAATAAACTCAATCCCGTTGGCCGTTTGAGCGATCAAAGGGACGAAGTCGTGGAACTTAGAAGGGATTTTGCCTTGGTGGACATATCCTTCAATAGCTGCAATACGCTCGTCAGCCTTCGCTCCTAGCTTCTCTTTTTCAACTGCTAGGTCAGGTCCACTCTTTTGGAGAGTCTCGTTGTACTTAGCGATAATCTTTGTGACCGCTTCGTTAGATAGGTTACTCTCTTTAAAGATAGGCTCCATCTCTTTCCAAATAGGATCTTCTTTGTCAAACTCTAAACCATTGTCCCCTTCACCACCGCCAAGGTTAATCTCGTAATTTTCAGGGGCTTCTGGCTTCTTCTCTTGGAGCTTAGAGGATAACTCTCTGTAGCCTTTTTTGAGGGCTGCTACGTCTTTGTACTTCCCTAGGATTAAACCATCCTCGTCCTTGTGCTCAGCGTTTGGGTCAAACGGCTTCTCTGCTTCAGAAGTATTAAAAGGGTTTTCTGTATCCGTCATCTCTACTGCTGCCGGTTGCGCTTCTTCAGTTGTTGTAGATTCTGTGGTTGTTTGTTCTTCTGTTGTGCTCATTTTAGGGTTGCTCCTTTTTTAACATTTGCTTCTATCCATCTAACTAATCCATTCTCACCATCTCGTCGCCCCATCTCAATCGCCATCGTCATACCGTCAGCATAAGTGACGGGGATTGTTGGGCGTTCTATCGTTCTGTTCCGCAAAAGCTCAAGAATCTCAACCCCAACAGGGGTGTGGAATAATTGATAAAACTTCTGCGGGGTAGAATCTGCTTGTTGTGCGTTTGTTTTACTGTGGGTTAGCTTGTCCATTGCCTTGTTGTGCTCCTTGTTGTTGTTGTTG